CACCAATTGAAGTTGCAACAGCAGGAACGACATTGGTCAAGTCTATCTCTTTGACGAGAACGCCTGGGGATACTTGAAATGCCATCTTTGTTTTCTCCTTTGTGGATTCAATAATTTAGTTTATCTCAATCTTACGAATATATTTATAAAAACGCATCTCTACACTTTGCATTTTTATAGGTTGTCTAACATATAAATAAATGTATGTCAGAACATTATAACAAATATAAGGAAACAATTAAACGTGTATCCCAACGGAATTACAGGAAACGTATCATATGGGTGAACGAACACCTAGAAGATAAGTACTGTCATTACTGTGGGGAATCTGAAAATGCATGTCTCCAATTCCACCCCTATGAGGCAGAAATTCGTAAACGCACAAAACGTAAAGGACTTAATGAAGAATCTAGACAAGAAATCGTAGATTTAATCAATCAGTCCAAAGTTGTCTGTGCTAATTGTTACTTAAAATTAGAAAACGATCTAATTGACATTATGTAGGGTTTTACTACTTTCTACCAATCAGAATCATGTGTTCTAACAACAGGACTCCAACGAGTACCGTATTCATCAACAACAGTCTCACCATATGGTTCTTGGATACCATCATCCATAAATCCAAATGGCGCCATGTCCTGTTCTAATTGATTCTGTTGTTCTGCAAACATTCTTGCACGAATATCATCATCAGTTAATTCTTTAAAATAAGTTTGTTCTACCAACCATCCAAACAATACACAACACATTACAAGGTCATCGGTGTGTCCTTCCTCTGCCTCATATGATTGTCCTTTAAGAATAAAGGTAGATAGTTCTGTTATTAGGTCGTAATCCTGTATAACAATCTTATCTGTTTCAATAACTTGTTTAATGTTTGAGCAACCTAATCTCTTTACTGCCTTAGTTGTTCGTACCCCAAGTTGTGCTTTTCCACCGCTAAACCCACCTCCAACGACTTGACCCGCACGACCACGCATGCTTGCCATTATTAGGTTCTCATACTCTAAGTCAAATTGTAGTGCAGTGGCAACTTGTTCACCAATATCATTTACCTCTACCATAACGTATGCCATGTTATATGCTTTCGCAACATCATGGATAATATTAGGGAATAACATAGGTTTAATCTCATTGTCACGATACTTTGCAACAATTCTATACGGTACTGTAGATACATCAAATACAATGAATGCAGAGTAATCATTATTCGTACCCCTTGATACGTCTGCAACAATAACATAAGTTGCACCATGTCGAGGTTTCTCATACATATCCAAACCAGCATTAGATGTGATTGGACTTTTGAATGCCATTGATTTTATTTTAGTAGGATGGATAAGGGTATTTGCAGAACCAAGGAATTCACATTCAAACTCTCGTTTAAACTGTTCTTCAGATGTATTTGCAATTGTTTCCTGTCTCCACTTATCATCTCTGCCTGGCACTTGACTCCAGTGTACATCTACGATGTTATATGAGTTACGTTTGTTCTCTGCATCTACCCATAACTTGTAGAATAGGTTCATACCATTAGGTGTAGATACGATAATAACTTTAGTAGATTTACCAGATGAGATTGTAGGATACACAGAACTGAAAAAGTCCTCTGCTACGTTAGTTGGAACGAATGCAAATTCGTCCAAGAATATCATGTTAAATGAACCACCACGAACTGCACTTGAGGATGTAGAAGATGCAACTACCCTACTACCATTCTCTAAGTCTACAGAACCTTTATTCCAAGATACCACACCCTGTTGTAACCACTTAGGAAGATTCTCATATGCGAGTTGCAGTCTGCCAAGAATGTCCCTTGCAGTCGCAGCTTTGTTCGCTAGAATGGCAACATTCATGTTAGGATTAAACAGAACGTAGTGTAAAATATAGGATACCATAGTCGTGGATTTACCAGACTGTCTAGGCATCTTACATATTGTGAATCTGTCGTTGTGGATTGTCTTTACGATATTCTCTTGGAAATCATAGAGTCTAAAGGGTACTAAACCCTCATCTAAAGACACAATCTTAATGTAATTCTTAATAAAGTATATGGGGTCTTCCATACACTTCTGATATTCTAGGATGTTTTCCTTTGTCCAGTTTACAGGAACATTAGATTTCTTTAAAAGCGGGTTTCCTAGATAATGATTTTCATTTTGCATATTGACATTTCCATAATAATACTATATAATAGTAATCACATACTTATTTATAATGAGGATTTTATGAAGATAATTGGATTAAATAGAATACACAACTCAGCAGTCACACTGTTAGACGATGGGGAAGTTGTGTTCTCTTTAGAAAATGAGAGATTATCTAATATAAAGTATGATAAAGTTCCATATAATGTAATACATGAACTGCCAAAATATACAAACAATATTGACTGTATTGGTATAACTGGCGTTCAATCACCTAAAAATCCAGAGAGTTTTGAAGATAGAGACCCATACTCATCTGCAATTATTCATCTTAATCGTTCTTTTTATAATCACCCAAACAAAACATATGACTTAAATCAAAAACACCACATGATGCATGCTGCTCATGGATTCTACAATTCTGGGTTTAAGAAAGCATTGTGTATTATTCGTGATGGATTGGGTTCAGATTATCCTATTAGCCATTTTCAATTTCAAGAAGGAACATTTGGTTCTGAAAGAAATGCATCATTTGTTGCATCTTATCCTAATAACTTTGAAGAGATTGATAAAGAAGTTATGGTTGGATTTGAATGTGATGTTGATATTGGAACTGCAAGAGTATCACATCATTTTAGTGAAGGACTTGCGTTTCAAAAAACCTGTGTCGCAATGGGTATGAATGAAATGGATGCTGGAAAGTTGATGGGAATGTCAACTTATGGTAAACCAAATGATTCTATTCCATCCATGTATATTAATGACCAACTCAACCCAAATCTGTTCAAGTGGAGAAACGAGAATCTACGAGAAGGATACTTGGATTACGAGTTTACTGACTTTCAAAGTAAAGCAGACTTTGCATATGCGTTACAAACTGCAACACAAAATCATGTAAAGATGTACATTGATAAAATGATTGAACAAACTGGTATTAAGAAAGTTGTTCTTGCTGGGGGGTACTTTCTAAACTGTGTTGCAAACTATGAATATTTAAGAGATGATGTTGAGTTTTATATTGAACCTGTATCTAGTGATGCTGGAACATCTATGGGTGCTGCAAAGTATATACACCACACTCTTACTAAAGATAAGACAGTCCGTAAACAAAAACACATATATCTTGGATTGTATCATAGTTATATTCCAGAAGGTATTGGAGCAGATTACGATGACGTTGCAAAACTTATCGAAGAAGGAAAGAGTGTTGCAATATTTCAAGGAAGGTCTGAAGCAGGGCCAAGAGCATTAGGCAATCGTTCCATTCTATTTGACCCAAGAAGAGTCGATGGAAAAGATTATATTAATAAAGTGAAGGGTAGAGAATGGTATCGTCCATTTGCTGGAACTGTGTTGTTAGAACATGTACATGATTATTTTGATATGAGAGGACTAAAAGAAAGTCCATTTATGATGTATGCAGTGAATGTTAAAAGTGATGACTTGCCTGCAATAACACATGTAGATAAAACATGTCGTATTCAGACAGTAACAAAAGAGCAAAACTTACACTATTATAATCTTATAGATGCATTTAAAAAGAGAACAGGTTGTCCTATTCTCTTTAATACTTCTTTTAATTTAGCAGGAGATTGTATCGTAGAAACTTATGAAGATGCAGTCAATGCCCACAAAAATTCAGGCATTGATTATCTTTATTTTCCAGAGTTTAATATTTTACAATAACGATACCAGAACCACCATTACCACCATAACCAGCTGACCACGGTCTGGATGGACTATCAAGTCCGGCACCACCGCCACCGCCGCCGCCACGGTTTGCACTTCCATTACCACCGCTTAGAGGAGCAGAGTCTACAGATGGATGAGCATCGCCTCCACCACCTTGTCCAGCAGAACCAGCTGAGCCTGCGCCACTGCCACCACCAGCACCAGCGCCACCACCGGCATAGTATACTTGTGAACCAGAGATATCGTATTGTTTTCCAACACCACCATTTCCGCCATGCGG